TGCTGTCATCGATGTTGCCTGTCAACATGCGAGTGAAGTTCAACGCAGACGAATTCATGCGCGCTGATCTTTCGACTCGTGTTCGCGCGCAGCAAGCGCAGATCATGTCTGGCACGCTCACTCCAAATGAAGCACGCAACCTGGAAAACCGCGAACCATACGAAGGCGGCGATCAGTTCGTTCTCGGTATTGCTGGCGCACCTGTTGCTGGCGTTGAAGGTGGAGAGTTGCCGACGCTCGGTACGGATGCATTGGTGGCAGAGTGAAGGCTTACAAAGTTGTAGTGACTGATGCTGTGACGCAGGTAGTCCCTATCGACAATCTCAACCGACCCGTGTTCATGCAGATCGAAGGAAACAACACGGTTTATATCGGCGGTGCAGATGTCACTGCCGCACAAGGTTTCCCACTCGTAAAGCACAGCGCGCCGCTTGAAGGTGGACTGCCTGCAGGCGATGGACTGTGGGCTATCTGTTCTGCTGGACAGACCGAGACAATTCGAATCATCACAATCAACGCGGACTGATCTATGCCTTTCGGAATTTCACAAACACAATCAGACTGCTCTACTTGGGCAACGGTGAAGAAGGAAGCCGACGGAAGTTTTACGACGATCGGATGCCACGCTTCGAAGCAGGAAGCGATCGACCAGATGGTTGTCGTCTCGCTGTCTGAGGACATGGATCCACTGGGAGAAGTCAACGCTCGCGGCATGATGTACGGATCAGAGGAATCTTCCGAGCCTGCTCTGATCTCTGTGGATGCCGAGGATGTTCTCGAAACGATGAGCGAGCACTTGCTGTCTCCACGCGATGCTGCCCTGTACGAAGCGTACGAAGCGATAGCGGATGAGTTCGGCCAATGGTCGCAGGTTGACGCGCACTATGTCGAGGAGTCGCCGTTCGAAGCCGACGGCATGATCTGCAGCAATTGTTCGCTGTTCGAAGGTGGCCGCCTTTGTGAAGTTGTCGAGGGTGATATCGCCCCTGGCGGTATCTGTAAGTTGTGGGTGATCCGTCATGATCTGCTGGCCGACGGCGCTGCTGTCGTCTCTGAGCCTGTTGAGAGCGATTCTGCCGCGTCTACTGGCGTGGATGCTGTTCCTGTGGCCTTGCGGATGACTGGCCTCTCTGGGGCTGCTGTGGCGGCAAGTGTCGCCCCTGGCGGCGTCGAGGTGCGCGCGGCTGTCGATCTGGCTGCACCATCGTTCATGCGATCAAGTGCTAAGCGTGGACTTGCCCTTCATGCTGAGGGGCTGTCTGGCGATGGACTCAAACCGCAGACCGTTGCCGATGCGACGAAGATGTCCGACGGACAAATCTCCGAGGCGAAGTGGCGAAAGATCGCACCCTGGATCGCGCGTCATATTGTTGACCTTGAAGCGATCGAAGATGGAGAAACGACACCTGGCCTTGTGGCGATGCTGCTCTGGGGTGGAGGATCGAGTGTGCAGTCTGCACGCCGCGCTCAGAAGTACGCCGAGCGAATCGTGGCGCAGTTGGACTCTCGTAACATAGAATCTGGATCTAACTATGGTGAGGTTGATATGAGCACTATCGAATGGGTAAGTCAGGAAGTTGACGAGCGTCGTTCTGTCGCGTACTCAACGCTTGAAGTTCGCGCTGTTGCAGACGGCACTAAAGTTGTCGGCTATGCAGCGATCTTTGATTCGCCAAGCGAACCGATGCCATTCACCGAGTTCGTTCGTCGCGGTGCTTTCACTAAGACATTGAACGATGGCGCAGATGTTCGACTGCTGATCGACCACGAAGGCGTGCCCCTGGCGCGCACCAAGTCAGGCACTCTCGCCTTGATCGAAGATGAGCGCGGACTTCGCGTTGAGGCTGATCTGGATCCAATGAACCCAGACGCAGCACGCATCATCTCTGCAATGCGACGCGGTGATCTTTCGCAGATGTCTTTTGCATTCCGCACCATTAAGGATGCATGGAACTCTGACCGTTCTGTTCGTGAATTGCGCGAGGTGCAGTTGTTCGATGTTTCTATCGTGACCTTCCCTGCTTACGAGGAGACGGTTGCAGAGTTGCGCGCTAAGTCCGAGGTGGATAGCATTCCGTCTGCATCTCGTGCTCGCCTGCTCGCAAGTGAACTACGGATCGCACAAATCAAATAGCCAGCCGCGCGTCGAGCCGCCATTGTTGCACTCAGACGATCACTGTCTGAATCATCAACAATTCCTTCAAGGAGACCCCAATGGCATATTCAGAAACCCTTATCGAAAAGCGCAGCGCATTGCTGGCCGAGGCTGACGCACTTGTTGCAACAGCAAAGACCGAAGCACGCGATCTCACCGTCGAAGACGAGACAAAGATCGACGCTGCTCTCACCGAAGTACGCGAACTCGACGCACAGATCGAGCGCCACCAGGAACTCGAAGCACGCTCAGCCGAGGCTGCAGAACTTCGTTCCGTGAACAACATCACGCCAGCAATCACAACCGTGAAGTCTGAAGCACGCACCTACGCGGCTGCATCTTCGAACTCATTTATGGTTGACGCTTTCAGTGCACAGTTCCGAGGCGATGCTGCTGCTGCAGAGCGTCTCGCTCGTCACATGACAGAAGAGCGCGTAGAGCGTCGCGATGTAACTTCAGCAAACTTTGCTGGACTTGTCGTTCCTCAGTTCCTCATCGATCTCGCTGCACCATTCGCACGCGCTGGTCGCCCTGTTGCTGACTCTGCTCGTAAGCATCAACTCCCAGATGCAGGCTTGACACTTTCGATCTCGAAGGTCACGACTGGATCCAGCGTTGACACACAGTCAGAAGGCGCATCTGTTTCAGAGACCAACATGGATGACACCAAGTTGGACATCAGCGTTGTCACCATCGCTGGTCAGCAGACAGTTTCCCGTCAGGCACTTGAGCGTGGCACAGGCGTTGACATGATCGTCATGGGCGATCTCATCTCCGCTTACCACACGAAGTTGGATGGAAACCTTGTAGCCGAGTTGCTTTCTTCTGCAGGTCAGTCAGTGACCTACACCGATGCATCACCAACCGTTGCAGAGTTGTATCCGAAGTTGGCCGACGCAATTCAGAAAGTTCAGACAACTTTCTATGCTGGACCTAACGCAGTGATCATGCACCCACGCCGTCTTGCCTTCTTCCTGGCAGCGCTCGACACGACCAACCGACCATTGGTTGTTCCTGCTCAGCGTTCTCAGAACGGAGTGGGCGCTGGCAACGGTGCACCTGTCTACGGCAACAGCGGTTATGAAATCATGGGACTTCCAATCATCACCGATGCGAATGTGTCAACCGCGCAAGGATCAGGAACCAATGAGGACACAATCTTCATCGGTAACTTGCAGGAACTTCACCTCTGGGAGCAGGGCAGCGGCGAGCCGATGTACCTTCGCTTCGATCAGCCGAAGGCCGCAGAACTCGATGTGCTCGCAGTCGTTTACGGCTACGCCGCATACACCGCTAACCGCTATGCAAATGCATGGGCGAAGATCGGTGGCACAGGTTTGGTAACCCCAACCTTCTAATCATCAACTGATGTGAGATAATGGGTGAGGTCGCGTTCGCGTGGCCTCACCCATTTCTTTTATCGAAGGGTTTTTTATGAGTGAATCAATTGTGCAGGCTCTGCTTACTGAGCGTGAGGGTTATCTGCAGCGCGGCCGTACGGATCGTGTTGCTGCCGTCGATAAGGAGTTGGCCTTCTATGGGATCGCTGTCTCCAAGCCGACCAAGATCGAGCGTGCTGCCGCACCCGTTGAAGTTGCAGCCGTCGAGGTTGAGACTGAGCGTGCTGTCGTGAAGCCTGCCGCGCGTAAACGGAAGGTCTGACCGATGGCGATCACTAACGGCTACGCGACTCTGGCCGAGGTAAAGGCCGCGCTTCGAATCACTGACTCGGTTGACGACACTCTTTTGGAGAATGCAATCGAGGCGGCGTCTCGCCGTGTTGATGGCTACTGTGGGCGCTTCTTTTACCAGCGTTCCGCGACTGTGAAGTTCTTTCCGATCCACGAGTACAAGTGCGCGGTTCCTGATCTGGCATCGTCGACTTTGACTATCTCGCTTGATACGACTGGCGACGGCACTTACGAGACTGTCTTGACTGCTGGCCAGTATCAGTTGGAGCCATTCGATGTGGCTCTGGAAGGTCGCCCTTATCGCACCATCACCGCGATCGGCGGTCAGACTTTCCCTCTTTACTCGCAGCCTGCAATCCCAAGCGTTCAGGTGCAGGGCACCTGGGGCTGGCCTGCCATACCAGACGATGTCCGTGAGGCCTGTGTCCTGCTGTCCATTCGTGGCTTCGCGCGTTACAACGCGGCTCTG